GGATGTAATGATGATTTAGTTGCTTGTATGTTTATGTTTGGTTGGGCTACAGATCAAACATATTTTAAAGAACTAACTGATAATGATATACGAATGACCATGATGAAGGAACAGCAAGACGCACTAGAACAGGATATGGCACCATTTGGTTTTATATTGAATGGTATAGATGACCCTCTTGACGATGAAATTGATGAATATGGGACACGATGGACTACTGTTGTCAGAGACTATAACACAAACTGGTAACTATATAAACTCTATCAAATCGTTATCAACTTTGATAAAACAATTAGAACACAGAATTTTTGATTGGCTTATTAGATGAAATATCTCTTTTCTGCTTTCATTATTTGTGCCCATTCGTTTTGTTAGTTTACGAATTTGTGAGTCATGTGGATGAAATTTAAGACAAATTGTTTCACTTTCACCACAATGAATACAAGATTGTTCTGACAAAAAATCATTCAATAGAACAATTCTCTTTTGGTAATTCCTACGAGCAACCTTTTTGATTGTCTCTTTGTATTTTTCATAGTGTTCATTCATGATTTTATTTATAAATTATAACACTTATAAAAGTAGTGTTTTAGAAAACTGATTATTATAAATATTCTCAAATAACATAGACTTCAGTTTGTTTGTTTTGAAGTCTGATATAGGAGTATAGACATGAGTTTCCTTGTATCTCCCGGCGTTCATGTAAGAGAAATTGATCTTACAGGTATCGTTCCAGCAGTTCCAACAACAATTGGTGGTATTGCTGGCGCATTTGAAAAAGGTCCAGTTGGTTCTATTGTACGAGTGGGCAGTGAGGAAGAAATGGTAAAGATTTTTGGTGAGCCACAAAACACTAGCAACCAATTTGAAACTTTTTTCACCGCTGCAAACTTCTTACAATATTCAGATCAATTGAGTGTTGTTCGTTGTGAATCTGGTGTTACAAACGCTATTGCATCTGGAACATCTTTTATCATTAGAGATGATGATCATTATGAAGATGCTTTCAAGGATGGTCAAGCTTCAGTTGGTGAGTGGGCCGCAAGAACAGCGGGAACACATGGAAATAGTATTGGTGTTTCCATCTGTGCTACATCAACTGCTTACGAGGAAACTGCTAAAACAACAACAACTGCAACAGAGTCCATTGGTGCCACTGTCATTGACTTAACATCGGCTGCTGGTTTCAATGTTCATGACATTGTTAACTTTGGTGAGACACTAGGATTTGAGTATCAAGTTACAGCTGTATCCACTGATGAAAGCACGATTACAGTTAAACTCAAGGATGATCCTACTGGTGCTGGTCTACAGACTGAAGTTGCATCTGGAGCAAGTGTTCGTCGGCGTTGGAGATTTTACGACTTGTTTGATGCTGCTCCTGGCACATCAGATTTTGCAACTGAAAATAAAAGAGGCACTCAAGATGAAATGCACATCGTTGTGTTTGACCAACTTGGAGAGATATCTGGTTTCTCTGTCACAGCAAATGGAAATAGAACCAACGCTGTTTTAGAAACTTTCCCAAATCTTTCTAAAAACATTGCAGGCAAATCACCACAAGGTGATAGCACATACTACGCTGATAAAATCTTTAGGTCTTCAAGTTATATTTACTGGATGGATCATAACACTGCTGGTGAAAACTGGGGCACAGATTTTGATGGTCAAGACACATCCATCGTAATGGAAGACGGTGGTTCAGATGGTGCTGGAACAGATGCTGGCGATAATATCCTCTTGGATGGTACAAATGATGCTCAAAATGACGCTGGTGGTAAAATTCAAGGTGAGACAGGCACAACTTCATATGTAGCACTTGACACACCTACAACCACGCTTCTAAAAAATGGAACAGATGATTATGCTGTGACTTCCGGTGAACTTCAAAATGCTTATGATGAATTTAAAGACGCAGAGACAGTTGATATTAACCTTATTCTTGGCGGAAAAGGTGGTGGAGATGCTAATACTGCGGCTTCACAGGATACACATGTGACTATGTTGACTGCATTGGTAGAAGACAGAAAAGATTGTGTCGCATTTGTTTCTCCATATCGGGCGGCAACTGTGGGTGTTTCAAGTTCAAATACAGCCACAGCAAATGTTGTTGAAGCTTTTGATCTTTGCCCATCGTCCTCATATGTTGTGTTTGATAGTTCGTACAAATACATGTATGACAAATACAATGATGTGTATCGCTATGTTCCAATGAATGGTGATACAGCCGGACTTTGTGCTTACACAGACAATGTTGCTGACCCTTGGTTCTCGCCAGCTGGTCTTAATCGTGGTAATGTGAGAGGTGCTATTAAACTCTCATATACACCAAAGAAATCTGAAAGAGATCAACTTTACAGAGCGAGAGTCAATCCTGTTGTAGATTTCCCCGGCCAAGGTGTGGTTTTATTCGGTGATAAAACTGCCCTTTCCAAACCAAGCGCATTTGATAGAATTAACGTAAGACGTTTGTTCTTGGTTCTGGAGAAAGCGATTGCAACAGCTTCTAAATTCCAACTCTTTGAGTTCAACGATGAATTTACGAGAGCATCATTCAGAAACTTAGTCGAGCCTTTCTTGAGAGATGTTCAAGGTCGTAGAGGTATCTTTGACTTTAGAGTAGTCTGTGATGATACAAATAATACTGGTGAAGTTATAGATAGAAATGAATTCATTGGTGATATCTATATAAAACCAGCAAGGTCAATTAACTTTATCACACTTAATTTCGTAGCAGTTCGCACTGGTGTAGAATTCTCGGAAGTAGTTGGTGGCTTTTAATTTTAGGGAGTAACTTCACATGGCACAAATAGACGATTTTAAAGCACAACTTATCGGTGGTGGTGCAAGAGCAAACCAGTTTAGGGTTACAATAACCCCACCATCTGGTATTGCTACAGGATTGGATGTTCGTAGAGCATCATTCCTGTGTCGAGCATCATCATTACCAGCGTTTACTCTTCCAGAAATTGCAATTCCGTTTCGTGGTAGGAATATTTACGTTGCTGGTGATAGAACCTTTGATGATCCGTGGACAACAACATTTTTGAATGACACTGATTTCGCACTTAGAACTTCATTAGAGTTATGGTCAAACGGTATCAATGATCTTGCAGAAGCAACTGGTGTTATAGCAGCTGCTGATTATCAAACAGACTTAACAGTACAACAACTGGATAGAGATGATACAGTTTTGAAAACATATATTTTCAGAAGTGCATGGCCTACATCTATCGCAGCGATTGAACTAACAGCTGACACGGCAGATGCAATTGAACAATTTGAGTGTACATGGAGATACCAACACTTTGAAGCCTCCTCCGTGAACTTCTAATATTAAACCTACTAAATATAACAATTAGTAGGAGTCATTATGGCAGAACTTTTTGGATACAAGATAAGCAAATCTAAAGAGGAGGGCGGTACATCTTTTACCGCTCCTACCTCTGATGATGGTGCAGTAGATATAGCTGGTGGTGGTTTCTTTAGTTCCTATCTGAATACTGATGGGAAGGAAAGAACTGACCTAGATTTAATTCATCGTTATAGAGACATTGCCCAACAGTCAGAGTGTGATACTGCTATTGAAGATATCATAAATGAGGGCATTGTTGCAAACGAAAGAGATATCTCTGTTCAAATCGTTCTAGACAACATTCCATATTCAAGTAAAATTAAAAAAACAATTACAGATGAATTTGATGAAGTCTTACGTCTTCTTAAATTTGATGAAAAAGGTCATGATCTTTTCCGTAGGTGGTATGTTGATGGTCGGATTTATTTTCACAAAATCATCGACCAAAAAACACCAAGAAGAGGCATAACTGAACTTAGATATATTGATGCCACTAAAATTAAAAAAGTAAGAAAAGTTGAAAAAGAAAAAGATTTAAAAACTGGTGTTGACAAGATTAAAAAAGTCAATGAGTTCTTTCTCTACAATGAAAAAGGATTAGGTTCGACAGGAGCCAATCAAGGAGTTCAAATTCACCCAGACGCTATCACTTATGTCCCGTCTGGCGTAATTGATGGCAATAGTGGTAGAGTATTATCTTACCTTCACAAAGCAATTAAACCTGTAAACCAGTTGAGAATGGTTGAGGACTCTCTGGTAATCTATCGTATATCAAGGGCACCAGAGCGCAGAATATTTTACATTGATGTTGGTAATCTGCCAAAGGTAAAAGCAGAACAATATCTCAAAGATGTGATGAATCGTTATCGTAACAAGTTGGTGTATGACGCATCGACTGGTGAGATTCGTGACGATAGAAATCATATGAGTATGTTGGAGGATTTCTGGCTCCCACGGCGAGAAGGTGGTAGAGGCACAGAGATTACAACATTGCCTGGCGGTCAAAATCTGGGTGAGATTGATGATATCGTTTACTTCCAAAGAAAACTGTTTAGGTCGTTGAATGTTCCTATCTCAAGACTAGAAGCAGAATCACAGTTCACTCTTGGTCGTTCCACAGAAATTACCCGTGATGAACTCAAGTTTACTAAGTTTGTACAGAGAATACGAAAGAAGTTTGTTCCATTATTCACTGACATTCTAAAGACACAACTTCTGTTGAAAGGTGTTATATCACCTGACGATTGGCCTAGTATACAAGAACACATTCAGTACGACTTCTTGGCTGATGGTCACTTTTCAGAGTTGAAAGAAGCAGAACTTCTCAATGACAGAATTAATACTTTGAATCAAATAGAAGCATATGTTGGCACGTTCTTCAGTAAACAGTGGGTACAAAGAAATGTTCTACGATTAACTGACATTGAAATTGAAGAAATGCAGAAACAAATAAATAAAGAGTCTGGGATGGACCCAGAAGATGGTGGTATCAATCTTCCTGACGCTCATGGTGGTATTAGAAGAGATGATACTGCACAGGGTAAGGTTGGAGAACCGGGCGATCCAGCGGATAGCAGCACATATAATCCACAGGAACAACCCCCAGAACAAGAACCACAGGAGTAGAAAATGAGTAGATCAATTATAGATGCAATTGAATCTGGCGATAATTTAAAAGCGGAATCTGAGTTTTCAGATGCTATGATGGACAAAGTTGGCGGTGCGTTAGAGTCAAACA